GAGCCGGGCCCACTTGCGCTGCGGCGGGAAGACCACGGACTGCAGACGGTTGGCAAAGCGTTGGGTCGAATTGATGGCCGTGGAGTCGAAAACGCGCTGCATCTTCTTGGTCCCTGATACGCCACCCTCCCAGATGCCATACAGCTGGCGCTGGGGTAGGGCAAACTCATAGGCGTCCTGGTAGAGCTGCTGGAACTCGTCTTTCTTCTTCTGTGCGAGCTCCTGGCGCTTCATTATTTCGTCAGGAGACAAACGAATACCACCCGGCGCTTTTTTGTCGTAGTAACTAATTTCCATCTGTCAGTCCTTGTCCAGTTTGTACTTCTCAAGCAGGTTGCGGCCCTTGGCAGCCAATCTTGCAGCTGAAGCTCTAGTGCGCGGCACTGGCTCGCCCCAAGCATTTGCTGCCTTCGCTAGACGCGTTGGTCTGCCCTTGTCGTCTACCAGCGGCCCGCTCGGGTTGGTGTAAAAGCGAGCTAAAAACGAACCCTTGCGCCTGGCTCGGTCTCCAGTTGGGGAGCCCTCTTTGACGCCAGGTTGGAGATTCTTGCTTTCGCCTGATCGCTCAAACTTGCGCCGGCCAGCCTCGGTTAGGCCGCCCTCCGGGTCTTTGTACTTGCTCACTTTTCTTTGGCCGCCGCCATGTTGTCGATCAAGTTGGGGTAGGGCCGGCCAGCCTTCTTGGCGCGTCGCATGGCGTTGGCCTTCTGCGCAGAGGACATCTCTTTGGATTCACCCAAGCCCTTGGGTCGCGGTTTGTCCCAGACTTCTTTTTTCTTGCCGTAGTCCATTAGCTTTTTCCTTGCATCAGTGGTCGTGTGGTTTTGCGAGAGACAGCAGCCAAGCGAGCGCCCTTGCGCTCACCGACCTCGCGCTTGAACTCGGTCTCAAGCTGGCCACGCTTGGCCTCGAACTCGCTGGTGTCGAACTCTGCGATCTTGGGTGCCGTGGGAGCGGTTGGCGCGGTTGGCGCTTTTTCATTGAACGAAGCCGGCGCAGCCTTTGGCACCTTGATTGACTTGATGCCAACCACAGCTCTGCCGCCTTTACCCTGCTGGCCATAAACCAGTTCTGGCTCAAAGCCACCCTCTTCAAGTTCCGCAACGCTCAAGTTCTGGTCGTACACTCTCGCGACCAAGCCCCCGCCACGGCCTATCGTAACGACCTGCGCTGCCACTCGCTCGTATGGGTTGGCCTCAAAATCAGAGAGCATTTTTTGGTAGTCATTCAGGCGTTGGCTATATGCCGCAGCCTGTTGCTGGTACTGACTAAACGCCGTGTTGTACTGAGCAATTGACGCCTCATAAGGCGCCATGTCTTGCTTGGCCTTGGTCTGGTACGCAGCGAATGCCTTGTCCTGCTCGCTGGTCATCGCCTCTACGTTTCTTTTGTATTGGTCTGCCAGGCGCGTGATGTCAGACGTCTTGCGACGCTGGGCCAGTCGTTTTTGATAGAGAGAGGCCATGGCGCGTTACACCATCATCCCGGTGCCGAGCTGCGGGCTGGTAATGCCAAGCTCTGGGTCGAGTCGCTCCTGAGAGAGTAGGGCGCGACGGCCACCGCGGGTGCGGGCCTTGAGTGCAGATGCCTCTTGTGCCGCAGCCTTGCGACGCTCTTCGTCTACAGCTGCCTGCACTTCTTGAGCCTTCTTTTCCATCGAGAGCTTGTTCTCTTTGTACTGCAGAGAGCTCTGCTCAAACTGCTGCTTGGCCATGTCTGCCTGCTGTTGCAAGCTGGCAGCCTGCTGGCCGTAGATTCTGTTTTGCTCGGTAATCTGTTGACGCATCGCCGCGGCATCGGCTGCCTGCTGTTGCAGCGCCTGCGCCTGCTGACGCTCTGCGTCCTTCCGCGCCTTGCGAGCCTGGTCGGCCTGGTAGACGGACCCCAGAATGATTGCCCCTGCTATGAACCCTGCCATGTCAATGCTCCCTTGATCTGTCTTGACTCACCCAGCCCGCACGCGGGCACCTCGTACAGCCTTTCCTCGAGGGCATCGATGTCGCGGCAGTTGTCTGGGTTGTCGTAGATATCGGTCCAGACGACCTCTTCATCGAACACCCGGCCAGCTCGTTGAAAGCCAGCCTGCACGTCAAACTCAATCGGCCCCACCAACACCTTGACGCCCTCGTCGGTATTGACCGCAATCACGCCCCGCTCAAGGCGCACCCGGTATGCCGTCTTGTGCGCCGCACCGGTCAGGACAGTCCAGGGCGGGATCACGATCGTGCGCAGGTAAAGGCCAGGTTTAAACCTGTGCGACGTCTCGATCTCGGCCTGCTCCATCTCGAGCAGTGCGTCCTGCATCTTGATGACGACATCTCGCTGCTCTTCGACAGTGAGATCTCGTCGCTCAAAGATCGCAAGATCCATTATGCAATCAATTCTATTGGTCTTTGTACTATGTGCAATAGCAGTGCAATCACAGCGCAATCACGCAAAGATGTCGAAGTCGGTTGAGGCTGTGGCCTGACCAGGTGGTCTGCCACCAAGCTGATGGGTGCGGGTCATGCGGTTGTACTCCCCGCCACCCAGCATCAGGTAGCCAAATGAGTCGCCAACGTGCGAGTGCTCGTTTTTGTTGGGTGCGTCTTTGAATCGCTCCTGGCCGGCACCCACAGACACCCGCTTAAAGTGATATCCACCACCGAGCGCCTTGCGCAGCAGCTTGCACTTGCGGTTGACGATGAGGCCTGGCTTGCCCTGGATGAGTCGCTGCATGGGCGCTGCCGCTGCCTCGCGTCTGACCTTGAAGTCGTTCGACGCGGTAGGCTGCGCCTTGAGTCCCAGCGTGCGCAGAAAGTCAAAGCTGGTGACCTCGTAGATCGCGTCCCTGGCCATACCTGCCGGGTCGCCCCAGAGCAGCACCTGGTGGTTGGGGAATGATTGATTGAGCAGGGCCAGCAGCTCCATGCCGAATCGCTCGAGGCCCATGTCGAAGGTGACGATCTCCTGGTGGATAAGCCAGCGTCCATTCGGTAGTCGCTGCCCGATCGTGGCAGCAGGCGTCAGACCGAAGTCAAGGCCCACCTGGATCGGCACGGACGGTTCGACCTCTGTGTCGCCACTCATGGTGGCGTCGTCGTACTCTGGCCAGACCGGTCGACCCTCTTGAACGTAGGTGTAGAGCCCGCCTGCGTAGCAGCGAATCCAGTCCATGTTCTTGCCCAGCAGCATCTGCGGGTAGTAGCCTGGTGGCAGGTTGTTTAAGTTTTCTGCCCTTGGGTTGATCTTCCACCACTTGCCGGCAGAGAAGACGTGATCCTGCGCCTCGGGGTTGTCGGGCACGTCCTCGGTGGGCACCTCGACCACGCCGCCTGGTTGCTTCCAGAATTTCCAGGCATAGGGCCCGGTCATCTTCTCCTTCTCGGCCATGCGGTGCCACCAGTGGTCATCATCCGTTGGGTTGGTGTCCATCCAGATGCCGTGCCATGTAGCGCCGCCGTCACGCTTTGTTGGGTAGCGGCCGACCCGGTGGGTGAGGCCATCAACAATTGCTTTGGGAAGCTCGCGTGCCTCGTTGACCCAGGCACCGGTGAGCTCGAGCGAGAGCAGCTTGCGCACGTCCTTGGGTTGGTCCAGGGCAATGAAGATGACCTCGCAGTCGATGCCGGCAGCGTCGCCGCGGCCAGGCAGCCGAATGTGGTGGGTGATCGGTGGCGTCCAGAGCATTGGCCCGAAAGTGGCCTCGGGGAACAGCTCGAGCCAGGTCTTGATCGTCGTGGTCTTCAGCATCGGATAGCTATTGCGTACAATTGCAAAACGCGTGTATCGGATGCCATCGATAGGGGAGGGCTTTTGCTGCACCGCTTTGATCATTATTTTTGCAGCGCACCCGTAGCTCTTGCCAGAGCCCACCGGACCCATGATCCCCTGCACGAATGCGTTGGACTGGATGAAGTCGTAGATCGTCGGTGACCGGCTAAAGTCCAGGTCAAGACCCGTGGCCGGCAGCGCCTTCTGTGATTGCTCTTTTGTCTTTGCCATTACTTGCTCGCCTCAAACCAGATGCCGACCTGGGCCACGGAATAGCCTAGGAACATGAGCGCCAGATATGGCTTACCTGTGAGGTAGAGGTCGACCGCCACATACAGGTAAACCAGCCCGATGATCCCAATGAGCCAGGTGCTCATCGCTCTTCCCGGCTGTTGATCTCGATGAGCTTTTCGAGGTAGTGCATGGCCTTCTTCAAGTCTTGCACGCCACCCTTCTCATGGTGACGTGTAACGTACTTGATGACACAGCCCTCGAGGTACCCGATGCCGTTCTCGGTGATGTAGTCCCAGGGCTGGATGGGTAGGTCTTTGTAGTGGCTACCCCCCACTTGGTTTTTGTTCGCGCTCATTTATTCTCCACCAGTGTGTGTTTGCCGGCCCAGAGCGAGACACAGGTCTGCTCGAGTTCCCAGTTGATTGGCGTGGCGCGTAGCGCATCAGCGCGGCCAGCCTTGTAGCTCGCCAGGTGATACTCGCTGCGGTCATCAGGTATGAGCCAGGCCATCAGCGCAGCCCCGGCGACAAAGCTCAGAAATTTCCCCATTTGGGCATCTCCTGTTTTGGTTGTGCGTATCCGCGCTCAACGAAGTTCACCTCGGCCTCGAGCAGCCGCACGCGGCCCTTCAAGTCGCTGATGTCCTTCTCGTAGAACTTGCAGGCCTCTTTCCAGACCAGGCGAGCAATGGCGAGCTCGTCCTCGGACCAGTAGCGTGCGTCTGGCCGTGTTGCCTTCCATTGATCAAACTGATCCATTGGGACCCCCTTGAAATGTGAACCAGTCGCAGACAGAGTTGAGCACCGCCATCTTCACGGCCTCCCTCATGTCGTCCTCGTTGGGCGCCGTGTTGTGCTTGTAGGCACGCATAAAGCCGTACTCGACGCCCTCATCGATTGCTCTCTCGAGCACCAGGTATTCATTGGCCTGCATTGTTTTCCTCCTCCACGTCAGTGATATCGGGGGGTTTGACATTGATACCGATCACGCTGGGTTTGTCGCCGTCGTCTGGGTTATCCAAAAGACCAGAGGCCTTGGCCAGCAGACGCAGCACGCCGACCTTGTCGTAGAGCTCGACCTCGAGGGTCTGCGCCCCATCCTTGCCGCGGGTCACCTTAATGTTCTTGATGGCCTGCAGGGCGTGGTCGGGGATGGCAGAGGCAGCCCTGACCTTGACGTTGCCTTCTTCGTCCCAGGTCAGGATGTCGGTGATTTTGGTGTTGGCCATGCACAGCAAGCTGTAGGCAACGGCCTCACGGTTCTCGACGATCGTGGCCGACCGCTCGAGCCTGCGCTGCACGGAGCGAACCCCACCCCAGTTCTTCAGAGAGGGGATCTGGTTGGCCAGTCTAGGACTCCTCGGCATCGTCTTCCCCCCCCGGCTCGTAGCCAATCTCCGGGTGCAGCCAGTACTCGGGCAGGTCTTTGTCGGCCCAGGCATCAGCCTTGTCGAGTTCCTCCTTAGAAAGGAAGGTCATCGTCTGACCCCGCCGGCTGTGGCTGGTAGCCATTGCTCTTGGCCTGCTGGTGCTGGTTGAAGGGCGTATGAGCAGCGGAATAGACCTCACCCACCTGCTGCACCGGTTGGCCAATAGCGAGGGAATAGAACTCGCCCCCATTGGCCGCCTTCTTGATCCACCCAGAGAGCCAGTACTCCGTGCCATCAGGCAGCTTGATTTTGCCGGTCAGATCCGGGCTGGTGTCCTTGGTCTTGGTCTTTGCCTTGCCCAGCGTGCCCTGGCCTGCCTTGTGTTCATACGCCACGCTTCTCTCCTTGTTTCTGTGCGTCCACATACTCATCGGCCTGCATGAGCTTGACCTTCTGCGAGGCAAGAGCCTCTGCCACCTGTTGCGTGTTGAAACCACGCTTGAGTAGCTGCAGCACGAAGTCGTGCAAAATGTCATCAACAGTCATAAAACTCCTCCTTGAAAAAGTGGGGAAAAATTGCGGGGAGCCCCCGCACGCATACGGGTGGGGTGGGGGGGCAAAGGGTCCGTTTCTGGCCTGCACGCACCCGGCCTGACCCGCCAGCCAGGCGCCTGTACACGCCCCCAACGCCTGGCCACAGGCAGACACGTCGCGACCCCCCCTCGCGTACAACACGCAGACGAACGAATGGAGATTGTACAAACGCATCAAAACGCTCTGTAACGGGCTGGTGGTGTCGGGTTGGTGCATGGGTAGCCAGCATGGTCTAGGAAGGCCTCTGAGAGCCTTCTAGGTGGGTTG